ACGGATTACACGGGCACTTATCCCCGCCTCCTTACGGCACCAAATGACCTTGGAAATATAACTATCTGGTCGTATGGAAATAACCGTCAGCTCACGGCTGCGGAACGAACCGAGATGGCTACTTTCATTGCTGACCGGTCAGTTGCGGGATTGACTGTTGGTTGCCTGGACATGGAACTGATTGATGTGGAAATCGCCATTAATGTCAAGTACAGCTCTGCGTATAGCACGACGGTTACATCTCAACTTATTGAGGATGAAATCCTGTCATATTTGTCTCCATTGGAATTCACTGGCATGGATGAGGGATGGTCTGAAGGCGATGTCGCCTCTCGTGTAATGACTGTTTCGGGGGTTCTTTATGTAGAAAGTTGTACTTTTAGTGTTGCTTCAGGCAACTCCAACACTGGAACCGCCTATTCTTCTTTGTACCAAGTGGATGCTTCAGGAAATGTCAAATTTCTTGCTAAAGGTGTGCTTCCTTCCTGTACCAGCGCCAATCTGACGAAAACACTTACTGCGGTTACGGTGACCTAATGGCTGCTACGACAGTCAATCTTCTTGGCACAAATGAAGCCCTGCTAAGCAGGAATTCGAGTGGCACCATCCAAGATGTCAACAATTATATTTCGGAATGGACCGTAACATCCTTAAACGGTAGTTACGAAATAGATGACACTCGGGCGAATGGTCTAACCCCTAGCTATTACAGCATGGCCATCACTCCAACTAATTCTGAGCCCATTGTGCTGGACTTGCAGAATCAGGCCATTGTGGAATCTCAAGCGATCGGATGCAACCTGGCATTTTCTGCCAACATCAGGTCAGACAAAATATTGACTGTAACGGCAGCGATTTCCCAGCAAACAGAAACACCGGGAAATGTAACTATCTCCGCAGACCACCGACGGTTGGTCAGAACGTACCCGGATTATGTGGCAACCGTAGACACCAACAATATTCCTGGCGCCTGGACGGCATTCCGAAGCAACTACTACCCGATCATCCCAAACGGATCTGCACTTAATACGAGCGACTATGAGATGCGTGTGAAGATAAGAGTTGATGGACATAAGGGGCAAACCTTTTATATAACCACCTGTGCTCTAATCGACGATACCGCATTTGCTAACAACCAGTTTGTTCTAACTGGGAGATCTTACATACCAACTTTCTACTGGGATTTGGATGCACAGGAAGTGAATCCCACTTATCCATATTACAAATTGTTAGACATAATGACATCCAAATCTAATGAAACCCTGGTTCGCTATAAGCAATGGTTCGATTACGAACTAAGAGAACTCCGGTCAAGAGATACCGGGGAAGAGTTCTGGACGAGAAGTACTTTAACGGATCCCACTTATGTAGAAAGTGACATGCGAGAGTGGCTGTCTCAATTTATTGGAGCACCCATTAGAGTCAACGTGTGGGCCACCGGAAACAACACCAATGCTGCCGGAAACGCAGCTAGTGGGGCATTCGAATCCTGGTTAGCTGATGAATCTGCTTACATCGAATGGCAATTCACAAATGGTTATTACGGACTTCACGCTGGTACACGAGACGCAGTGTTGGAATCCGTGAGACAAGTTCTTACAGGAACCAAAGCAGTAGCACTCAACCCGGGTTCCTCTGCCAACTCCGGAACGGCACAAGCCGGAAGTGGCACAACGATCACTCTTGCTGCTGGGGCGTCGGCCACAGATGACATTTACAACGCCTACACGGTCACCATCACTGGCGGTACGGGAATCGGCGAGGTGCAAACCATAACCGATTACAACGGCACCACTAAAGTAGCAACTGTCGCTTCATGGGGAACCAACCCTGACTCTACCTCCACTTACACGGTTACTTCCCATTGGCACATCCTGCTTCAAACGATCATTAGTGAAACTCCAGATGCGACAACGGCTGGAGACATCTCAGCGCCTGTATTGGATGCGGTAGAATTGGCTAGGCCAATGGGCTACTACTACACGCACGCGGTCGTAGCTGCCCTATATTTGACTTTGAACAACATGGGAATCGGACGACTAGACCAATACGCGCTTTCGCCGTAATGGAGGATCAGAATGGCATATAAGCTCTTCGTAGCGAATGAAATTTTAACGGCCCAGGACGTTAACGATTTCTTGATGGAACAGGCCGTTATGGTCTTTGCTAACGATTCGGCCAGAAATACAGCTCTCACTAGCGTGCTGACCGACGGGATGGCCGTGTATTTGCAGGACGTGGACCAGTTCCAGATCCGCATTAACGGTACTTGGCAGCGGATGGGCACTTACGCCGAGGTCCAGGCCGAGTCTGCTACTGACGCCAAGCTAGAGCTGTATATGGAAGTCATTTAGTCTATTTGGATTAACTCGATGACCATTATTTCTGAAGTCAAAAATTTCTACTCAGAAGATACTCGCCTTGGGATTGTTGACTTTATAGACAACGATCTTCATTTGTATGAAACTAATAGAACGTCTGATTACACTCCTGCGAACAAGGACAATCATCGTTCCTGTTGGACCAATGTGCCATTTTTTGTTGAGGAACATCAACGACTAAGAGGTCTCATGGAGCAGGTGTTCAACGAGCCCCTAATCCCTACATATAGCTGTTTGTCTCGTTACAACACTGATATGGGGAAATTGGGAATTCATATTGACCGCGATCAGTGTTACCGCACTCTCTCTTACATGATTCGTTGCGATGAGGTACCCAATTGGCCTCTTTATGTAGGCAAATGGGAAGTTACAGATCAAGAATATGCGGCCCTCCAAGACCATACGTCGGATTTTGACGCTGCTCCATCAGATTCGGGAGGGATTAATAAGATTTTGGAAGCCCAGGAATGGGTCACGATCGAGCATCCTACGAATTCTGCAGCATTTTTTTCCGGTACGCACAGGTGGCATTATCGCGACAAAATCCCTACAGGGAGTGCTGATGTGATCATGTTTCACTATAACCCTGCATGACTTGAGTAGGGTCGAACCCGAGCTGACCCACCCTCGCTGGTATAATGTGTAACGGACCACTTACACTGCAAACCTAGGAGGGTTTCATATGAGCATGTCCTTTATTAAAGATGCAATTGAACGCGCCGTCCGTACATTCGTCCAGGCTTACCTGGGTGTTTGGATGGCGACTGGTGCTGACTTTGACGGGTTTACCGACACTGCGAACCTGAAGGCGGGCGCTGTAGCGGTTGCCCTTTCTGTCGCCATGGCGATGGGCCTCAAAAACGTCGGTTCCAACAAAGAATCAGCTTCCGTCGGCTGAAACGTGGAGTAACTGCCCGGTACATCAGCACTCATAACCTACAATAAGTAAGTGTAGGAGGAGCGCCCGATGATCGCAGGCATTTACAACATAACGTGCGAACAGGGCGTCGACTTCACAAGGTCGTGCATCCTGAAGTACCCAGACCCAACTGATCCCACGGGTTCGACGTACCTGAATTATGACTTGACGGGTTACACCGCCAGGATGCAGATACGTCGGACCCTGGAATCAGCTACTCCCGAGATTGAGTTGACCACTGAGAACAGTGGCATCGTTCTTGGTGGAGACGCTGGGACATTCGAAATTGTGATGACGAACACGCAGACCTCTGCGCTTGATTCCGACGGCGTCTATGACCTGGAAATCATTTCAGGTGGTGGCACGGTTTCTCGCGTTATTCAAGGCACCTTCACTCTTGATTTGGAGGTAACCCACTAATGACGGTTCCCAATCAGGTCATTTGTGATGCTGACGGCAACCAGATCCAAATTTCTGAGTACCCAAATGCCGTCAACGTCTACGAAGATGCACGCAACCAGATCTGTATTGATCCAGAAGCCCCAACCGTAGTAGCGGTTCAGCTTCTGGGTACGGAGTCAATCTTCACAAGACGCCATGTCCACACCCAGGCATCACCGTCAACATCATGGGTGATTACCCATGCGTTGAAGGGAAAACCGCAAGTAACCGTAGTGGACACTGCGGACACTAGCGTTGTAGGTGATGTAATATATAACAGCGACACGCAAATAACAGTCTCATTCACAGCAGCCTTCGCTGGGAATGCGTATCTTACTTGACAGGCGGTAGGGGATGGCGACTAAATTCGTTACGAATCTTGACCTAAACCAGAATCAACTTCTGAATGGTCGGTTCGAATCACTAGCTTCTGACCCCGCTTCTGGCAACTTTGAGGGCCGTCTGATCTATAACAGCACCGAAAAGGTGCTCAAGGTTTATACCGGTTCCGCATGGCGTAAGGCACTGCACGCTGTTGCTTCTACTACTAATGCTTTAGTTGTCAGCGAATCCAATGGAACTGTCTCTTTTTCTATTGCCAACTCTGTCGCAGGCGGGGATTCTGGCCTCTTAGAAGGTAGCGATAAAACTAAACTAGACAACGCTACAAGTACCAACACTAACTCGACGCTCGCTCTTCGTGATGCGAGTGGTCGAATCCAGGTTTCTACTCCCTCTGCTGATCTTGACGCTGCCAATAAGGCTTACGTCGACGCCGCTCGCACTGGGCTTGATGTCAAGGCATCTGTAAGGGCCGCTTCAACTGCTGCCCTTACTTTGGCAAGTGGTGTCGAAAACGGGGACACCCTCGACGGTGTAACCCTGGCCACCGGCGACCGGGTCCTCATCAAGAACCAAAGTTCTGGTGCTGAGAACGGCATCTACATCGTCGCCGCTTCCGGCGCTCCAAGTAGGGCAACTGACGCTGACGCCAACTCGGAAATGACGCCGGGGATGTTCACCTTCGTCGAAGAAGGTACAACGAACGCTGACTCTGGTTGGGTAATGACCAATGACGGTGCGATCACCGTCGGTACAACTGCCCTCACTTTCGCCCTCTTCTCGGTCGCTGGCACAATCTTCGCCGGTGACGGCCTCAGTAAGACCGGCGACGTACTTAATGTCAATGTCAAGAGCGACGGCGCTGTCATCATTACCAGCGATGAGCTGGAGGTTGAACTTGATCCCGGCGTAGCTGGTTTGGCTACAACGGCTAGCGGTCTTGCCATCAAGAGCGACATTGCCGGTACCGGTATTACATATACCGCTGGTGTCCTTACTTCGGATGCCGCTGATTTGGCTGCGGGTGCAGTCGATGGCGGCGTTACGGGAACACTTCCTGTTTCTCAGGGCGGTACCAACGCAACCACTGAAGCCGCCGCTCGTGACAGTCTCGCTGCTACCTCGGCTTCGGGTCTCACAGTTTCAACCCCGACGACTGCTCGTGTCGCGAGTCAGACAATCGGTGACGGAAGCGCTACCAGCTTTGCCTTGGTCCATAACTATGGCACTCGGGCAGTAGTTGTTCAGGTGTATGACGCTTCCACATATGACACGGTTATCGCTGACGTTGTACGCACAACCACAACGACAGTAACCGTCGATTTCTCTACGGCTCCATCAAGTGGCGCCTATGTAGTTGTGATTACCGGCTAAGACGGTATTCGCCCATAGCTCTCCGAGGGGGGCCCTATAGGAAGGTACGGTTGAGGCCGTGGCTCAGAAGTTCAAAACTGGTATATCTGTCGACGAATTGGCAGCAGCATCTTCACAGGCTGTTGGTGTAAAAGTTGACGGCGATTCTGAGCCGCGAGTCAAGATTGATGCGGGCGGAAAGATCACCTGGGGCTCTGGCTCCGCTACTGGCGATGTCAATCTGTATCGCTCTGGAGCTAACACCCTAAAGACAGATGATGCTCTTGATGCCAGCACTAAGGGTGTTGTCAATCTTGTTACAAGCGACGAACCTACAGAAGCTGCAGCTGACGGAACCATTGCGATTGACACTACAAACAACAAGTTTTATTTCAGGTCGAATTCCGAGTGGCAGGAAATTGCTCTAGACACTCTGTCTGCGACTGCAGCGGACGGTGGCTCTTCAGCCTCGTGGGTTCGATTCCATATCAATGCGGATGGCCAAGACTCCACCGTGAACGTCGAGTAGGGGGCAGCCGTGGCAGCAATTATTCAATTTCGTAGAGACACCGCAGCCAATTGGACTTCCAATAATCCGACATTGGCGATCGGTGAAATCGGATATGAAACCGATAACGAGCGTTACAAGATTGGCGACGGATCAACCGTATGGACTTCTCTTGGCTACGGCGGTTTGGGGGATATCAGCAAACATCTGATTGACGCCAAGGGCGATCTAATTGTCGGTACAGCGGATAACACAGCGGGTCGGCTTGCCGTAGGAAGCGATGGACAGCACCTCGTTGCCGACAGCGGTGCTGCTGGTGGCGTTTCGTGGGCAACCAGTACTGAGAGTATTGAAGACGTTGTTGGCGCTCAGTTCGTTACCAACGGATCGCACAGTGGAATTAGTGCCGCCTATGACGATGCTGGTGACGGAGCTATTGATCTCACCGTCTCCATAACTTCAGCCGCAGTTACTGACTTCACTGAAGCAGTCCAAGATGTCTCTGGCGCACAACTTGCTACCAACGGATCGCATACGGGCATTACAGCCACTTATGACGATGCAGGCGACGGTGCTATTGATTTAGCTCTCGTTACGGAGAATGTTCAAGACATTGTTGCGGGTCAGCTAGTAACCAACGGCTCTCATTCGGGAATTGCCGCCACCTACGATGACGGCGGTGATGGTGCGATAGACCTCAACGTCGATGATTTCACAATTACTTTGGCTGGCGACCTGAGCGGTAACGCAACCATTACCAACCTTGCTGACGCTACGCTGACTGCAACCATTGTTGCGGATGCGACAGCGTTGGGAACCGACACCACAGGCGACTACGTTGAAAGCCTTGTAGCGGGCACTGGTGTTACCCTCACCAACAACAGTGGGGAAACTGCGACCCCGACCGTTGCCATTGGACAAGCCGTAGGCGCGTCAGATACTCCCACCTTCGGATCGGTCACAATCTCTAGTTCAGTTGCCAACGCGACGCACGCCGCAACCAAGGCGTATGTCGACAATGCCATCGCAGGTCTCGATTGGCATGAGGCCGTCAACTACGCCTCTGCTGCGGCACTACCGAACACCCCGACCTACAACAATGGAACTTCCGGAGTAGGGGCAACCCTGACCGCCGACTCCCAGGTTCGTCTCGTTATCGACGGTGCGAATGCAACTACCGGAAATCGAGTTCTTGTCCAGGATCAGGCAACTGGAGCCCATAACGGCATTTATGACGTAACCGCTCAAGGTGCGTCGGGTTCTGCTGCATGGGTGCTTACGAGGGCCACCGACTTTGATGGCGCACCCACTGGTGAGATTAAAGCTGGCGAAGCTGTCTATGTTCTTGCCGGGTCCGCCAACAGCGGCCAGGGCTTTGTGGTTACATCCACAAGCGACCCGCACACTGTTGGATCAGACGCGATCACCTGGACCCAGTTCACTGGCACTCAGGCGTTCAGTGCCGGTACATACCTGACGATCACCGGCAACACCATCGACCATGACAACTCTGGGGTTTCCGCAGCTGCTTACGGAAGTGCCACTCAGGTTCCTGGGTACACCGTTGACGCACAGGGGCACTTAACTGCCGCGTCGAACACAACGATCGCTATTCCCTCAACCGCAGTTACTGACTTCACTGAGGCAGTCCAAGACGTAGCTGGGGCCCAGGTGGCCACCAATGGCTCTCACACCGGCATAGCGGCCACCTACGACGATGCTGGCGATGGAGCCGTAGATCTAACCCTTACAGTTTCTGGGGTTTCTGCGGCCTCTTACGGAAGTGCGACTCAGGTGCCCGGCTATACGGTCGATACCTACGGTCGACTAACTGCAGCGTCGAATACGACAATCGCTATCCCGTCTACGGCTGTCACCGACTTCACGGAAGCAGTACAGGATGTATCTGGTGCCCAGCTTGTTACCAACGGTTCACACACTCATCTAACCGCCGCCTATGACGATGCGGGCGACGGTGCTATCGACATTGCCCTAAATACCACGGCTGTCACAGGTGGTTCCTATGGCAGCGCCACCCAAGTCCCCGGCTACACGGTTGACGCCTACGGGCGTTTGACCGCTGCGTCGAACACCACGATCGCCATTCCTTCAACAGCGGTGACGGACTTTACCGAAGCAACTCAGGATGTATCCGGCGCCCAGTTGGCCACCAATGGGTCGCATACTGGCATTACCGCCACCTACGACGATGCCGGTGATGGTGCTATCGACTTGGCCTTGGTCACAGAAAATGTCCAAGACATCGCTGGTGCCCAGTTGGCAACCAATGGTTCACATACTGGGATCGGTGCGACCTACGACGACGCTGGTGACGGTGCTATTGATCTAACCCTCACGGTTTCTGGAGTTTCTGCCGCTTCTTATGGGAGTGCCACCCAGGTTCCCGGATACACAGTTGACACCTATGGTCGCCTAACTGCTGCGGCAAACACAACCATTGCCGTTCCCTCAACGGCAGTAACCGATTTCACCGAAGCAACACAAGATGTTGCGGGTGCACAGCTCGCTACCAATGGATCCCATACAGGTATTACAGCCACTTATGACGATGCTGGCGATGGAGCCATCGATCTGGCTCTCGTTACGGAGAATGTCCAAGACATCACTGGTGCCCAGATTGCCACGAACGGCACTCACGTCGGCCTAACAGCCGCCTATGACGATGCCGGAGACGGCGCGGTAGACCTGACGGTCGCAGCCACCCTTGGAACCCATACTTCTGGCAACTATGTCGCCACTGTTGCGGGTACCACCAATGAGGTCGAAGTTTCAGGCTCCGGCTCAGAGACAGCAGCCGTAACTATTGGTCTACCCGATGACGTAACCATCGGTGGTGTTCTCACCGTTAGTGGTTCCATTGCAAACGGTGCAGTTGCTACAACCCAGTCTGCGAGCGACAACTCGACGAAACTCGCTACTACGGCTTATGTCGATACTGGTCTTAGTGCCCTAAGCAGCGATTCGATTACTGACGCTGATGCCAACACGAAGATTCAGGTTGAGGAATCAGCCGACGAAAACATCATCCGTTTCGATACCGCTGGTACGGAACGTATGTCGATTGCTGCCGATGGCACAGTAACCATTGTCGGGAATCTGGTAGTTAATGGAACAGAAACAACGGTTAGTTCTACAACGATCACCGTTGATGACAAGAACATCGAAATCGGTTCGGTCGCCTCGCCTTCCGACACCACTGCTGATGGCGGTGGTTTAACTCTGAAGGGCGCAACCGACAAGACCTGGAACTGGGTTAACTCCACAGACGCTTGGACTTCTTCTGAGCACATCGCTCTCGCTACCGGCAAGAGCATCTACATCGATGATGTTCTCCAACTATCCAAGAACGCACTTGCAGCCACCGTGGTGTTGGCTGATGGTGTTGCTGCTACTACTCAGGCAGCGAATGACAATTCGACCAAGGTTGCGACTACAGCGTTTGTGATGACGGAGGTCGGAGATTATCTAACAACCAGTACGGCGGCTAGCACTTATGCTCCGCTGGCTTCTCCGACTTTGACTGGTACTCCTGCTGGCCCGACTGCGGCAGCGGATACAAATACGACTCAGTTGGCTACCACAGCGTTCGTAATGACAGAGTTGGGCGATTACGCTACTTTGGCTTCTCCAACTCTTACGGGTACTCCAGCGGCTCCAACTGCCGCCGCAGATACGAACACAACACAGATCGCCACTACGGCTTACGTTCAGACAGAGTTGGGTGCTCTTAGCAGTGACTCCATTTCTGATGCTGACAACAACACCAAGATTCAGGTTGAAGAATCTTCTGATGAAAATATTATCCGCTTTGACACTGCCGGTTCGGAGAGACTGACGATTGCCGCAGACGGTGTTGCTGCGTTCAGTGGGGCAGTTGGCATTGCCTTCTCGGGGACTCCCGGTGCTACTGGGGCAAAGTTGGATGTCGGTGGTTACATCACCTGGAATGCGCAAGTAAGCGAAGTGAATCCGTCCTCAGGGACCACATACACCACAGACGCCAACGACAAGGGACGGCTCCTTCGTATCGGCGACGAAGCCAACAACACTGCTGCTCAGAGCGTCACAATCCCACCAAACAGTTCTGTTGCATATGATGTTGGAACTCAACTCCAATTCATTGCAATGGGTGGACAGGTCACAATCGTCGCAGGTTCAGGTGTTACTATCAGGGCCACCCCGGGCCTTAAGTTGAGGACCCAATACTCATCGGCTACAGCCATTAAGATTGCTACCGACGAGTGGATTCTTATCGGCGACCTGGATGACGACTGATAGAAGGGTTTGAGTAGTGGCATACGAACCCAAGGATCAGGGTCCTAGGAAAGAAGAAGTACCCAACATCGTTGGGCAAACGATCTCTAACGCCAACTCTCAAATCACCTCAGCCGGGTTCGACGTAGGAACAGTTACCGACCAGGACGCCCCCTCGGGAAACCCGGGGGTAGTGGATACGGTCGTCAGTCAGGTACAAACAGCTGGCAACATCATGGTGTTGTCAACCGACATCGACTACACCAGGTACAACCCTCACTTCCCTCCGTATTTCCCACCGTTCTTCCCGCCTCACTTCCCCCCGTTCTTCCCTCCGTTCTTCCCGCCTCACTTCCCTCCATTCTTCCCACCGTTCTTCCCACCATTCTTCCCTCCGTTCTTCCCGCCTCACTTCCCACCGTTCTTCCCACCGTTCTTCCCACCATTCTTCCCACCATTCTTCCCACCATTCTTCCCGCCATTCTTCCCACCGTTCTTCCCGCCATTCTTCCCGCCATTCTTCCCGCCATTCTTCCCTCCAAGCTTTAAGGGGTAAACTGAGAATATGGACGAAAACGGCACAGACGAAACAGCGCAACTCCACAGCAGGATCCAACACAGCGTAAAATCTGCGTATGAGTTCAAAATCGCCTCGGCGGATGGAACCAATCCCGATATTCTGGCCGACTGCGCTGGCAAGGTCACTCTTATCTTCAACATCGCCGGAGGATGTGGCAACTATCCCCAACTCGTTGCACTAAAAGAGTTGGATGATCGCTATAAGGATGAACCTGACTTCCAAATGAAAGGCATCGTTGTCGATGACTTTACTTGCCACGGCTACGGACCCTTCAATGATGGGTTAGAAGTGTTTGCCGAAAATGAAGAGAGTGGCGAGTATGAGAACCTAACTGCTGGTCAAATCTCTGAAAAGTATGCCCGAGACAACTACGGCGTCGAATTTGAATTCTCCGAATGCACTAACGGAAGGTTCGACAAGCACATCTACGATCCTGAATGGCAGCCTGGAACAGTGTATGAGCAGGAAATGCATCCATTTTGGCAATATCTGGTGAAGTGTGATGATCTTCCGCGAGACGAAAATAATTTGCCCCATCACTATGAGGAAAGTCCCTGGTCTGCAGAACCGCAGACAGTTGATTCCTCCAAGCCAGGATTTGCCGGGCTTCAAGGCAACTTTGAAAAGTTCCTTATCGGTAGAGATGGTAAACACCTACGTCGGTATGCCAACGGATTCCTTCTCGGGGAACGACATACAGACGGACGGTTCTTCTCGTGGTGGATGGATGAAATAAACCCACCGCCAATACCCGACTGGGATGACCCAGAGTGGTATGACCACAACGGCAACACCCGTCCAGAAATCATGGAAAAGTACGGCATCGACGCAAAGGGACAATCCGTTTATCCAAATGGCATGCAAAGACGTGGAATTGAGGAATCGCTTGCGATCCTGTGTGCGGACATCGACGACATGCTCGCCGGGAAAATTCCAGAGAATCGTGGCCCCTCTAACGAGGAAAATGTTGGGCAAGGCGGATCTACTGAAAACGAAGGTAACGAGGTGGACGGGGACGGTGTTGGCCGGAAGGGCTGGGTCAAGCAGTGGGGACCACCCACGCGGACAGCCGTTGAGGCACAGCAGGAATACGGAGCCAAGTTCCAGGCAGGTCGGGGAGTGCAATAGACCGGTGCTAAGCTGCACCTTATGCCCGACACGCAGATTGACGTTGAGCTAGAGCACTCGCTAATCGAGCCTGGACACTTCGGAGACTCTTCAGATAACATCATAATTATTAAGAATCTTGTTACACCCGAAGACCTCAAGACAGTCCAGAAGCTTCTCCCGGAGATCGAACATTGGTATAACCCCAGTCCGGACATCTTCAACGATGAGGGCGTGTGTATTTACGATGCCTCGTACTGGTGGGATCGTGTAGTCAATACGAGGATCCTTTATGACCATTATCTCGAATTGCATGATCTCGTCGACAAGTACAACATGCTCGTCAAGTATGCCATTGAGGAGAAATTTGGTTATACGGTCTGGATGAGACCACCCTGCATAGTGCGCTGGATACCAGGTTGTCTCCAAGAACCCCATGCGGACAAGCAGTTAAACGACGGAACACCCAACCCGTTTCCCACCTACGACATTAACTCAGTCATATATTGGAATGATGATTTCGAGGGTGGAGAATTCTACTACAAAGACCACAATATAGATCTGAAAATCGAAGCCGGTATGGCTGTGGCCCATCCAGGTGACGTTCACTACCTTCATGGCGTCAAGCCGATAACATCGGGAGTGCGTTGGACCAGCCCGGCGTTTACAACAATCCTTGACTTGGGAGACGAATAATGAAGATTGCTGGGTACTGCGGTAACCCGTTCATGGCCATCATGCTCTACAAGGAGGTGTGGCCTGACCCAGAGGGCTTGGTTGAGCGTTTAGAGAACGTCCTCGCCGACAGTGAGCACGAATTCTTCTGCTGGAAGAAGGCCACTGTCGGAGATGTTGAGGAAATGCTCGATTATCGAGATTGCAGTGATTTCAAAATCGGCGAAATGGCCTTGCCCGTCACCGCTGAAGGCTTTGAGGACCTGGAAGCTGTCTACAGGGACTTCATTGAGCCCGTCAGAGAGTGCGTTCACGGCGACTACGCGAAGAGGTACAACCTCACCCTGGAGTTTGAAGAGGCAACCAACTTTGTCCGGTACAACGAAGGTCAACACTTTTCGTTGCATCCTGATCACGGATTCTCATACTGCGCCACCACGTCGTCCATCGGTTGGCTCAACGATGGCTACGAGGGGGGTGAATTGGTAATCCCCTACATGGACATCAAGTTCACTCCGGAAGCTGGGGACCTCATGGTCTTTCCTTCCAACTATCCCTACGTTCATCAGTCATTGCCAATCATCGGAGACAAGCCGAAGTATTCGGCGGTAACGATGTATGACTACAACGATCGAAATCATCAAGACCAAGGCCAACCACACGCACCGGTTCAGTATTCACTGGAGGCACAACAGCATGATGGACAAGTCCAATCTGCGTCCGCAACTTGAGGTTCTCCACCCCGAATTCATCGACAACATGGTCGGAACTAGATTTGGGGAAAATGGATTCTCTGCTGGAGTCGCTGCTTGGCTTGAGGTTGCGATCGTAGATATCGATGCTGTGTCTGGCGTGTGTCATTGCGCTTTCTTGGTCAAAGACCAGCACTTGATGTTTACCGGACAGTTGCATGGTGCTTGCTTAGCTTCTCTTGTTGATACAGCTATGCCTTTAGTTGTTTATCCTTTCGTTCCTCCAGGCACCTGGGTAGCGACCTCCAATCTCAGTATCAACTACTTGAAGAGCGTCGAGGGGGGCATTTGTGATGCCTATTCAACGATTGAATCGTTGAGTAAGAGCGCTGCCGTTGTTACAACTCGCATTGAAAACAACGATCGTCTGGTTGCCCTCGGTTCTGGAACTGTCAATCTAAAGCGAATAGATGGCAAAAAACTCAAGGGCGAAACATGGAAGTAAGTCTAATACGCAACCATCAGAATCCTCCCGAGATTCGACAGTCTCGTCCTCGACGAGATTGGATGGACGAGAGTTACAAAAAGCACGCTTACAAATGTCTGCCGTTGACTTCTGCCAATACGCACGGCTGGGAAGTTATCTTGCAGCAGGACGTTACTGTCGTCCTAGACAGTCCCACCGACATACCTAGGGTGGTCGACGGTCAAAC